GGGCGCGGCTTGAAGCGCATCCAACTTGAATCCGGGTGGCAATGGCGGAGGACTTGACGCAGGTTGATCCAGTTGAAATCCTGGTGGCAATGGCGGCAGATCAGCCATTATTTCGGCACCCACTGACCGTTACGCAACGCCAACTGCTGTCCGTTTGGCCCCGTTGCGGTTATTTCCCCCGTAGCAGTGGGAGGTGCTGCACCACTATCAGGCCCCTCAAGCTGAGCAATGACTTGCGGAGAAAGGAATCGGTTGAAATCCCTGTTGCTCGTCCCTTGCTCGTACTGCTGCTTCAATCCACCGAGTTGCCCGCCAAGCAATTGCTTCCAAGTCTGGATCACACCAGAGAGCTGTTCCGGGGAGTTGGCGGCACTGACTTCCGCCTGCGCTTCCTGCCGATCCGTCACACCGCCACCGGAGGCGGTCACTGCCTTGACGATCTCGTTCGCCACAATCGAGCGAGCGCCGGCAAAGTTCGTCGGTGCTGGATTGCCGGTCTGCGTTTTGTAGATGACGCCCACCTTGTTGAGCAGTTGAGCATCCCCGTTATGCAGTGCGGTCGCCAGATCGCCCAGCGTTCCAAGGTGAGCAATGGCGACGTTGAGGGAGCGCACGGTCTGAGATGACTTCCCGCTGGTGAAGTCCTTGAGCGCCGATGAGCGAGCGCCGTAGACCGCTCCCTGATAGCCACTGCCGGACTGCCCGGCGATTGCCGGAGCGATTTGTCCCACTCGGCCCACCACAGCCTGACCCCACGGCGTCTTGAGCGAGAATCCGGTGAGCATCGGAATCTGCCCGTTGACGATCATCTGTGCGGTGGTCTCAACGGAACTTGGGGAATAGCTGTCAGCCGCTGAGGGCTTGTTGTAGGGCGTCTTGCCTTGCACATCCGTTGCAGAGCCATAGGCAGGTTTCCCATCGGGGCCGATGTACTGATACATCGTGCCCGGACCCTCGGGCTTCGCTGGCGCACTGAACGCCGTGCTCACCTGGCTTTCTGGCGGCGCATTAGGATCAATGCGAGCGATGGTGGCGCCGGGGGCGACGTTCTCGAACTTGGGCTGTGCAACGGGCAGACCCGAAGTGATCCCGAAATGATTAGCGACCGTATTGGCTAACTGTCTTGCCGTTGCATCATCCATGGTGCTGACATCAACGCCGTGATTTTGATTGAGGGTCTGCGCGAACTGCGCAATCTGCGGTTTTGTGGCGACCAGTTCACGTAAGGCATCCCCGGCCTGACCGGGAGGGGCGCGCACCACATGGTCAATCGCGTTCTGAAGCGCTTGGGCATCGATCTGTCCCTGCTGCTGCTGCTTCTCCGCGAGCGCATTCTGAAAGTCCTGCTGCTTCATCCCCAATTCAGCATTGGCCCGATAATTCTCTTGCTGGGCGAGCCTGTTGTGCTCTAGCTGCTGTAGGACGCCCACAGGATTGAAGGGCGATGGTTGCAGAGCGTTTGCGATGTCAAAGGCCATAGTTCACCCCGTTAAACCCCAACCACTTCCGAGTCCTTTCTTCCAACCATAAAGTCCTGCGTTGGCAATCGTGCCAAAGGCATTCCCCCATGCGTTGCCTGCCCCGACGATTCCGCTGGCCCTCGCGTCCCCGGCACCAATGAGGTTATTACTGATTTGATTCGCGGTATTCTGCCCCGCTGCTGCGGTGCTCCCAGTGGCCGATTGCCCAACCCCAGCGACACCGGCCAGTCGGTTGTAATAAGCTCCGTACTGCTGGGAGGCCAGACCCTGGTTGTAATCAGACAGGGCGCGCAAAGCATTGCCGGAAAACGCACCACCGCGAGCCGCAGCGGATTGCTCTATGCCTCGCTGTCCTTCCGTGCGCGTGAAATTGTAATCAGGGGAGGCCGTAAAGCTGGAGTAATCGCCGGCATTCAATTTGTTGATCGTGCCAAGAGCGCCGTATCCGGCTTCCCGATAAGGCGCGTAATCCGCTCGCGTCTGATCGTACTGGCGCTGCTGTTCTGCGGTGGCTGAATTATAGCCTGCCGCTTGGGCACTGGCCGCGCTCTTGGCGGCTTGGGAGGTGATCACAGCGCCTGCAACGGTGGCCGCACCGACAATCACCGCACCTGTTACACCACTCATGGCTAGACCTCTCTCACAAAGATTTGCTCACGTAACTTGTATCCACGGCGTTCATAAAGTTGCTGCATTTTCCCTGCCCGTTCGTTCTCAAGGTGCATCATCACAATTCTCACCGCTCCTCTGCTCTTGGCTTCCTTCTCGAACGCATCGAGCAATCTGAGCCCCAATGTGCCGCGCTCTTCCTTCGCGACGTACCAGAAATACTCCATGCAGCACCAATCAGCGGTTGCCAAGTCCTGAAACATCACCCCGGCGATAGCGCCACGGAAGGGAGCGCCGCTCACCAGCACAATGGCTTGGCGGGCCTCAAGGGATTTTGTCAAAGTGGCCGTAAAGTGCGCGTCATTCAACTCGCCACAAATACCGCCTTCTTTGAAAAACTCACGCGCCTGCGGAAGCAATAGCGGCACTTCATAAAACTGAAGCGCGCGAATCTCAGACATCGTAGAAACAGGACCAGACCAGCCGCGCATCTGCCGGTGTGGTGCCAAATCCCTCGAATGGATAACGGCTGTGGAAGGTGCTCGTGGGATAAGTGATAAAGCGGTTCCACTTCATCCCAACAAAACCCACTTGCTCCCAGTACGTGAGATCCTTCCACTCCCGATTGACCATGCCGTAGAACCAATCGGGGTTCAAATTCTTGGCACGGAGTTCTTCAAGCTGTGGCAGCCGATCAATATCAAGGGCCGTGTGCCTCCAGAACGCCGTCCCGCCCCTGCACTGCTCCGGCGTATTGAGATACAGCAGGCCCGCGTACTGGGAGCAGATGTCATCGCTGTGAATCCAACTGTGTGGCAATTCTCCGGCCACGTTCATCCGAAAGAACGCCATCCTCACGGTGACCGGATGTCTCAATGCCTGGCTGATTCTCTCCTGCCACTGCGGGACTTCATGCTTTGAAATCCCGGTGTACTCCAAACCATCCGGGCCTTTCTCGGTGGTGAAAGGCCCTTCTATGATCGCCTTGCGAACTTCTAACGCATCCTCTGTGAACTGATCGAACTGGAACAGTGTCGGGATCACTAGATCACGACATACTGAAAGCTGAAGTACATGGACCGGTTCGCCACATCCACCGCCACCCACTGCATCGAGGCCCGATCATTCGCGGCATCAGCCAGAATCGCCGCCCCCTGGCCGGCCACAGCCAGGGCAAAGGCCGTACCGCCTAAGTTCTCCGTGGCCCCGAGGTTGGACGCCACGGGAAGGGAGAGACCCAGTTCCGTGGCCGCCGCCGCTGTGGGGTCCACATCCACCTTTCCCGAGACCGTGACCACAGCGCCCACTTGCAGGTACTGGCACTGGTAGGCGGTGGAGGCGGCCATATTGGTCACGTTGAACAGAGTAGGGGTGTAGGTGCCAGAAGCCAGCCCCAGGGCCGTCCTGCCCGCCGCAGCGCTGGCAGCGATGAACAGTGCATCCCCTGTGGCGGTAGAGCCCAGAGCCGTCCGCGCCGTGGCCGCCGTGACGCTTCCCGTGCCCCCATTGGCGATGGCGAGGGCAGTCCCCGACCATTGCGCATCGTTGACTGTGGACAGGACCGCCAAGGCTCCCAGCCCCAGATTGGTACGCGCCCCCACCGCCGTGGTGGCCGCCGTCCCCCCGTTGGCGATCTGCGCAATGCCGCTGATGCTATCGGCATCCACGACCAGGGTCTGCAGGTACTTGCTCCACTCCCGCAGATCCTTCGGCACTGCGGTGAAGGGGCGCAGCGGCATCAGCTCACCTCGAGCTGGGTGTCAGAGACAATCCCCTTTACTGGGTCCGAGACCGCCATGCGATAGACCCTATCGCGCGAGCTGCCCAAGGCGTTCCACTCAACCCGCGTGCGAAACGTCCCGATCTTGCCCAGCTTCTTGGTGGGAAACGCCCGCCAGGTGCGGCCCCCATCGTCTGACACATCCAGCATGATCTCGGGGTCAGAGCCTTGCCCGGTGGTCAGTCCTACGCCTGTTTCGATCAGGCAGGACAGCGCAGCGTGAAAGGAGCGGCCTCCGCCGTCATAGGCCGCGCTTCCGTAGGTCCACTCAGATCGAAGGGTGGCCCCCCACTCGTCATAGGTGTTGGGGTCCAGATACCCCACTTTCCCCGTCTCGTAGTCCTGAACGTAGTTGCGCCCGTAACAAAAGGCCGTAGAGCAGGGCCTCCAGCGCGTCAGGTTGTAGGAGGCGCGCTCGTGCCATTCCCGCGTGGTGGCATCGAGCACCCAGGTATGCCCTGCGGTGGGAAAGGTGAGCACGTAGTTGATGTGCCCATCCTGCGTGTAGCCAAAGCCTTGAGCGTCTGAGATGACCGAGTAGGAGCGGATCGCCTGCTCCACCCCATGCTGGGAGACTCGGGCGGGCGTGAGCCCCTCCAGACGCCTGACGGTGAGATCGGAGGCCAGCCAGTACACCGAGTTATCGGCCTTGGCGAGCGAGGCTCCAGCGGCACAGCCCAGCTCCATAAAGCCGTTGGCGTCCCGAGCGAAGGGGAACCCCCCATCGCCTTGGTTGTACCAAATCTCAAAGGTCTGCGCGCCTGGAAGGATGATCTGGCGGTGATCGACTATGAGGCCCACCAGATTATCCGGGAACCCTTCGGCGGTGGCGAAGTACAGTCCGTCATAGCTCAGTGCATCATCCAGCATGCTGCTGAAGAAGCGCCCACTGTCGGGTTCGCGAAAGAGGATGTAACTGTCGAGCGAGGATGCTTGAGCCCCGCCCCTTGAGGTGAAATCCACATCCGTGACCTGGGCAAGCGTCGCCCCGTTCCATACGTAGGCGTCGGGTTCTGGATTGATGACCAGCTGGCTGGTGTTGATCGCAAAGCTGCACGGCGCACCACCGCCGATGGTTCCTAGAGCGGTGGCGACGTGCCCAGAAGTGATCGAATACAGCGTCGTGCCTGAAACCGCATAGAGCGCGTTGTTCCATGCGTAGATCCCGCGCCCCGGAGAGGTGGCGAGCGTGACACCGGGTATCGTGCCCGGAGATCGCATTACCACCGTCGGGCTTTTTCCTTCAGGCGGGGCGGATTCCGCGAAAGCATTGACCAGCCGCTCACAGCCAACAGGGCGAGAGGCGAGGGCATATGAGTGGATGGGCAGAGGCACCCGCACCGCTCTACCTCGTCAAAGTCTGGCGCCCACGGGGGCCAGCGAATTGCTGCATCCATTCCTGATAGGCGCCCGCGTGTGGATTGGGCCGTTGGTGTTGGCCCATCCAGCCCATCGGGCTCTGATGCTGTTGCGCGAGCCACGCCATTGGCGTCGGGAGCACAGGTGAGACCTGATTAGGCATCGGCTGGTACATCATCGGAGGCTGATTCTGCTGGCCCATGCCTGGATACATCATCGGTGGGCGATAGGGCATCTGCTGAGGCTGCAAGTTGTTGGTGACCTGCTGCGCTCCGCTGATGCCCACCAGAGCGTTACGCATGCCACCAGAAGAATAAGCCATGTCAGTTCCCCGTGAGAATGTTGGTGCGCACCGCAAAGGCTTCTCCTAAGGGTGCGTGCGTCATGGTCGAGGGCTGGCGCGTCTGGTAGATCGCATCCCGAAGGAGCTTGTTGCGGCCCATCGTTGCCTCTGCGGCAATGACGGGCGTGATCGGTTTCGTGTAGATGGGGGAAAGGCAAACGGCCAGCATGAACTTGAGAGCCTGGCGCGACTCGATGTTCATGCCATTGTCCACGGCAGGGTCGGATTGCGGGGCGTAGCCTAAGTCCACCCCATCGCCCGACAAGTCCGCCATCATGTCGTTGAGCACGACAAGGCCCGTTGAGGATTGCTCTGCCGAAGCGTTCTGGATCTCATCGAGCACGCCGAGCAAGCGCAATGCGGGCTCAACCAATTCATTGCCGGTCATGAATGCACCTCAAAAAAGAAGGGGCAGTGAGAAGTCCTGCCCCAAGCAGGGTTGCGTCAAGAAGTCGCAAATGGCGTTGCCGCAGTTCCGGTTTGATTGAGCACGCCTCTGACAAACCACACGGTAGAGCTGATCGCTACGACTTCGTAAGAGTCTCCGATGATGCCGCCCGTGGTGGTGCCGTTGGATGAGACTGCACGGATGGTCGTACCGTCTGCGGCGAAGAACTCACCCGTGGCTGCGGCAGAGTTGCCAAGGAACAGACCACCGGTCAGGAACTCTGTGCCGGTACTCGTGCTGGTGATGATCTTGTGCGCGTTGCTGGTGCGAGAGACCGAAGTGCCGAATTGGAAGGTCATCCCAATGACCGGAGAGGGGAGCGTATAGACCACGCCTGCGGCCACATCGAACATGCACAATGCGCCCGCTTCCTTGGGAAGCAGGGTGCGTGTGGCTACGGCATCGGCAATGATTTGCCGGTGCTGACCACGATGCTGGGAGGCTGCGCCTCCGTAAGAAAGCTGCTCATAATTCTGAGCAGTGCTGGATACACCTGAAGCTGCTGACATTTTGAATTACCTCTGTGGAGTGTCCTCTGAGGACGGGATGCCCTTGTGGGGGCCGATGAAAAGGCCCGCCTAAGCGAGCCTTGCTCAAAGAGTCATTGCTGACTCAATTCAAATGTGAGTCCACCGATAGCGGTGAACGATGTCTCTATACCGGAATCCATCAAAGAATCAACGACTTGTCACATCGTAATTCGGCTGGCCCAAGCTGGCCTCAACGCTGACATTCCGTATAAAATGTCCACACGACACAGCAACTCGTCGTTGCGGATGTCAGAAGCCATCCACACGCGGAACGACAATCCATCATTCGTCACGCGAACGCACTTCTGCGCATCGTCCATGATCGGCAGAGCGGCCGTGATGAACTGGAACGCTTCCTTGTGGTACATCAGGTTCTGCACGTAGGAGGTGCTCGCCGCACCCACGAACGCCAGAGTTGCGGAGTTGAAGGTTGCGGTAGTCACGGTTCCGCCCGTCGAAGTCACCACATTCTGCCGAGGGCCGGTCATGAAGATCTGCGGGCTCACCGTCACCGTAGAGGCGCCAATCGCCGTGACAGTGAACTGCTGGAGCGAGCTGTAGGCCGCCTTGGTCTCCGGATGACAGGCATAGACACCTGCGACCGTGAACACCTGGCCTATATTGATTGCCGTGACCGCGATGGTCGTATGCATGTCCATCGTGGTGCCATTGGCGGCTGCGAGTGCCCCATCAGTCACGAGCGATGCGGCATCCAACGTGCCGGTCACATCCGAGCCGTTGACCATCGTCCACATCCGATCATTCTCGTACCAGTCCGCCATCGCGGTCCGGCCGATCATGCCCTCGTTGTACTGCTCCTTGATCTGGCTGGAATCCTGAAATAGCCCCTTAAGGCCGTTCACGATCGTGCCCATGTTCACCGAGTCGTACTGGATGCATCGGTTGCCATCCTTCGGCGCGAGGTTCTGATTCAACTTCGCTCGAGCGGCACCGACAGCCACCAGGTCAGTCGGAGGGGTTCCCGCCGTGCCCGCCGTGTTGTAGGTCGCCTTGCTCGCGAAAGCGAGGTAATCGCCTTCGATTGCGGAGACCAACTGGGACACAGATGGCGTGATGTAGTTCTTGCTCAGATCGTTGAACGCCTCACCACTGTTGACGCTCTGAATCAACTCCTGCGAGTTAAAGCGGATGTCCACACCATCCTGAGTCGCAACCGTAATGGTCTGCGTAACCTCATTGGTGTCCTGTATAGCCATCACGCGCGAACCAGCGCGACGGGTGTACTGATTGGGGGATTTCACCCGAAGCGTTGCGCCGTGATGACCGCCACTATTGTCGTAGTAGGGATCATAAGAGCGATCTGTGGTCTTGATGAATTGCGACTTCTCATGTGCAACCCGTAAGACTTCCTTAGCCACCAGATCGGTGACTGCAAATACGTTAGCCATGTCGATTCCTTAAGGTCATTTCTTCATGTACTTCCGCCTCCACTTGGCAAATTGCATGGGATTCATCTGCGCTGGGTCTTTCTCCACAACGTCAGGCTCATCCGCTTCAATCTTTGCCGGTGGGGCCGGTGCGTTACTGACCTTGGGAACTAAGGGGACAACGGTGCTCGCGGCAGCAGGCTTTGCGAGCTTCGCCTCGATCTTGCCGATCTCGCGCCCCGCCAGGGAAGGAGGCAACTGGTACAGTTGCATCGCTTCCTCGCGATGGTTCGCAAGGTAATAGGCAATCTCGGGGCCAATCTCGCTATCGGTAATGGCATCGGCCATCGCATCGGATATCGGAACCACTCCACTCTCGTAGAGCTTTTCTCGGTAATCCGGTGTCTTGGCCGTAAATGCCGTCTCGCGTTGACTGAATGTCTGTTTGACCTGCGCGGCTTCCCACTCCCGATTGGCTTTCGCAAATTCCTCGCGAGCGGCCAGTCGTGCAGCGTGGGCCAGGTACTCAGTCTGTGCGGCCTGGTACCTCGCCTCATCAAAGGCGAAGTCCTCAAGCTTCGGCGCTTTCGGTGGCGCTTGTGGCGTCTCCGGCAGTGCTGGGGCTTGGCCCCTTCGCTCCGTGTCCCTCAATCTCCAGGTCAGTTCGTCTAAACGTTTCTGCTGTCCATTTAAAGCCTTTTTGTAGTAGTCCTCGTCGAACTTCCTAGATTCTGGCTTAGGATCGGCAGAAGTGTCCTCAGTCACCGCATCCGCGACAACCTCGGGCGCAGGGGTTTCCTGCGAAACAATCGCTTCGTCTGTCATACATCACCTTTGCATGCGGAGAAGGCCGCAAGTCCTTGAGTGCATCGGGAGCCGCCCGAAGTCGGACTACTGAGGCACCGTTTCGATGGTGCCCACCAGTTCGCCATTCACGCGTTTGACGTGAACGACCTTGTTCGTTTGCACAGGAGGTGCGACCACCACCTGGGTCTGTGTCTTTTCGGCCCAGCTGTGCATCAGCGCGGCCGATTGCGCCATGAACTGCGCGGCCTGGCCCTGGATCTCCGCCAACGCCTGCTGCACCTGGCCTGCGAGCACTTCACGATCATTAGCGACATCCTGGGACTGCTGTCCCGTCGCCATGGCCTGCTGCTGCTTCAGGAGGTTGAATTGCAACTGGGCGTAGTGCTCATTGAGTTTTGCTTCCTGCGTCTGTAACTGCGCGACGGCGAGTTTCACATCCGCCTGCGCCTGATCGGCCGCGGCCTTATCGGTCTGCGCCTGCTGGGAGAGCTGCTGTGCTTCCGTAGCGGCCTGCTGCACCAACTGCCCCTGCTGCTGAACCTGCTCCATGGCCGCTTGCGCTTGCTGCATCGCCTGCATCACCTCGGGGCTTTGCTGCCCATCCCCGTTAGCAAGCTGCTGGAGTTGCGGGGGGAGCATGGCTTTGAGCCGCTCGGCAATCTCATCGGCGTAGGGCAGATCCATGGACTTCATGATCAGATCGCCCGCCGCCGTAAAGAGCAGCGGGTTCGCTTGGGAGAGCTGCGTGTAGGACTCCGCCGCCTCCTGGCGCTGGGTCGAATAGGAGGGCCCTGTGGTAATGGTCACATCGTAGCGGCCTCGGGACAGATCATTGACGATGATGGGATTGCCCACCTGATCCACCCCGATCTGATTGACCTTGACGTACTTCTCCCCTCCATCGGCTCCGAGGATGCGAACGGCGCGCTCCGTGTCGTAAATCTTCGGGATCAGATCGATGAAAATCTCCCAGGTTCTCCGGATCCCTTTGGAGAGGTTGTCCATGTAGTTGAAGGTCGCCACCTCCCCCTGGCTCTGCCGAGCCCGAATCGCTACCCCGCTGGTTTCGTTCGAGCGCTGCCCGAGGGAGGCGTCATAGATGCCGGTGACCGCTTTGATGTCCTCGCTCGATATCTGCATTTCCTGAACGAGCGCAGCTGGGATATCCGCCCCGCCCATGCGCTGGGGCGCTCCAGGGGCTTTGGAATCGGGGTTGTACATCATGAAGGGGTAGTTCTTCTGATGCGCCACGGCCCACTCGTTCGTGTGCCCTGCGGCCTGCTCTGCAGTCGCCCACCACTTCGCCTGGGGGGCGAGCTGGATGGACTCCACCGCCGCTGTGCGCGAGGCGTTGTAGGCCCTCTGAGCGTCTTTGGCGAAGCGCACGAGGCCGAACCACACCAGATCCCCCTCGAGCATCAGCTGCTCGCCGTAAATCTGGACGAACGGAAATTCGATCCCGGCCCACTCCGTTGGCCCCTCCAGTATGGCGGAGCCAGAGGCGATGCAGGATAGGATCTTGGAGCCCATAAACGAGCGCTCTTTGAGTACTGTCACGCCCTGCGGCAGTTCGGGGAGCGTATCCACCGTCTTGCCATCGGAGAGCAGGTAAAGCGTCTTAGGGGTCGATTCCTTCCACCAGTACTCGCAGAGCCTCACCGACTCGTCATCTTCCCAATCCTCGTCCTCCTCATCATCCATCCCATCGTCTTGCTCGAAATCCGTGGCCGCAGCCTTCGGGTACTTCGCTTCAAAGGTCGATTTCGCCATGCGGGAGGTGAGAAACCAATACCGCGCATCGCGCTTCAAACTGTCGGTGGCGGAAGGGTCGGAGTAGAGACAAAAGGGGTTGCGGATCGCCTCGATATAGATTTCCTGATCAAAGTCCGCGTCCGACACGTAATCGACACACACCCGCCACGCGCCCATCCCACCGCCCACCTGATATTCTGCCGCCCCATCGATCACCGTATCTCCATCGGACACGTTCCAGATGTTGCGCACCAGGCCCTCGTACACCTCAGCGCTGTCCACGTCCGCATCCTCAACCGGGCGGATCTTGCCGGCCGGGCGGTTGGCCCGCATGTCATTGACCACGCGCTTGATCGTGACGCGCAGCTTATTGAACTCCAGGCAGGGCCGCTCCCCGCGCTCTATCTTGACCAGCTCGTCCCACTGCGCCCCCGGCTCGTACACAAAGCGCATGTCATCGAGGGCCTTCCTGCGATTGGGCCGATCCGCCTGCGTGGCAGTCTTGTAGCGGGAGCGCAGCTGCGTGAGGATCTTCTTATCTGCGGCCTTGGCCATCAGTACTGACTCGGCAGGTTAAGCACGTTCCACTCGTAGCTCTCCTGATACTGAGTGGACAATCCGTTATCGGCCATCACGGTGAGCAATTTGCGCTCGCGTTTCTTGGTGTCATCCAAAATCGCGGTATCCGCAGAGGCAATCGAAATGCTCACGCTCGTTCCCGTGGTAAGTGTGGTCCAATCACGCACCGGATAGCCGGTGCTCAGGCAATCGATCCGGTAGCGCACCGTTGTAGGGGCGGTGAGCACCCAAGGGTCGCTCGTGTCAGCGTAGAACTTAGAAGTCACGGTAAAGGCCGAGCGCTCCTTCACGGTATGCTGGCTGATAGGCGCTTGCAGCGTGATCCTCACCCGTCCTCCAGCAGTAGCATCAGCAAAGCCATTTCTTCCTCATCCAGTGATTTTGCGAACTCGCGCTGCAGGGCCTGCAATCGGCTAAAGCTCGCCTCTGAGCGCGCGCGCAGGAACGCACGCTGGACGGTCTCAGGTACGCCCAGTAATTCGGAGTGGCGCGAGACCAGCACCCGCAGACGCTGCAGTTCATTCAGTTCCTCTTGTCGGGCCAGTTCGGCGTGTAAGTGTTTGGCAATCTCGGCCTGAATTGCATCCTGCCGAGCGTTCTCAAGGGCTTCGATCTCAAGGCGCGTGGATTTGTCCCGCGCTACACCTCGTCGATAGGAGTGATCCTCAAGGTACACAAAGAGCGGCCAGCCCCCCGAAGCGCTCTGGACGTTTCGGGCCACGTTCCCATCCAATGCAATGCCCGTCGCAAGCGTTCTGACAATAGCACTGCCAGACAGCGGGCCCGCACCGCTCAGCGCCCCTGTGGCGCGCGTAGCGCTGAGCCCTACCCCTGATAGCGGGGTTGACCCAGACAGCGCCCCTGCGCTAGCGGTGGAGGCCGTGGCGGTGCCTGAGAGCGCCGCCTTGCCACTTAAGGCCCCCACAGCGAGCGTGCGGACCAGGGCCACGCCACTGTCGCTTTCCGTCCCTAATTCCTGCCCCACCCCCACCGTGTGCGTGAGGGCGACACCAGAGAGGGCCAGTGAGCCGCTTAGGGCTCCAATCGCAAGGGTTCGCGCAATCGCCCCGCCAAACAGATTCGGCGCGCCTGGCGCGGGCTCAGTGCTGAGCGGGAGTTGGCTAAGCGCCCATTGGCCTAGCATGGGATCACCAAGCCGTGACGATCACAATTCCGCTCCCGCCATTCCCCCCCGTTCCTCCCGTCGTGCCCCCACCACCACCGCCTCCTCCCGATCCATACGCACCGGGGCCCCCATTGCCTCCAGCAGCGGCGTTGGAGGAGCCCCCTCCCATACCGCAATAGCTGAACCAGGGCCGCCACAGGATCGGCCCGCCACACCCATCGAAGGAGCCGGCAGCGGCATTGGAGGGCGCGTAGTCTGAAATCAGCACGCCAGCAGCAGCGGTGATGAGCCCTCCGGCAAAGTCAGCCGAGGTTGTCCCACCCCCTCCTGTGCCACCCATCGTGCACGCAGAGGCCGTGGGCAGTGCTTGCGCTCCGCCTACCCCACCTGCGACCGCGCCTCCGGCAATACCCACCTGCCCCACAAGAGCGTTGAAGTTACCCAATGAGCAAAACGGATTACTGGCCCCCACCGCAACGCCCGCAGCTCCAGCCGCCCCCACCGCAGCGCCCGTGCCTGTGCCACCTCCCGTGGGCGCAGTGCCGGAGGAGGTCACCAAATTGGAGGTGTTGTTGCTGGGAGCGACGCAAACGAGGGAGTTCACCCCCGATCCTGCCGTGCCCCCGCCCGATCCGACACCCGCCCCACCCGCTCCGACCTGAATGAACAGCACATCGGGCAGTAGGTAGGCCGGTGCACTCCAGCGACTCACGGCACTAGACCCACCACCCCCGCCACCGCCTCGAGCCGTGGTGGCAACCCCCGTGAATCCTCCTCCACCACCCGCCCCACCGCCGACGATGAAAAAGTTGACAAAGGAGGCACCGCGTGGCTTTTGCCACGTGTGCCACTCGATGCTCGTGACCGTGGAAGGGAGCGTGAAAACCTGCACATCCGCCCCTTGGGAGCGGGGCAGATGGCCTAGATCAAGCATGGCTCAATACTTGGCCGCAATCGCTGTACAAAACCAGCTCGCTGCCACAGTGGTTGCTAGGCCCACCCAGATCGTGAAGGCCGGGTTGATCGCAAAGTTCATCGGGTAGTCCACATCCATCGTGGAGGCCGTGTTAGTCGCCGTGATCGCAGGGAGCGACGCCTCTCCGTAAAAGGTGTTGTTCGTCGCGGTGGTATGAGTGCTGCCGTTGTTCAGGTAAATGCGCGCGACGGTAGCGACGCACGTCCCTGTCGCCTTGAACCGCAGGCGCTGGATAAACCCCCCATTGGTGGCGTCCGCAGTGAACACCAGCACATGATTGGCAGAGACTCCCGTGTAGTCAGCCGTGGCCGTGACCATCGCCACAGGCATGGTGGTGGTGCCGTTGGCACTCACGTCCCCGACGCGGCTGTAGATCACATCGATATTCGGGCCAGCCATCTCAGCTCCTTACGGTAAGGCCCAGCCACGGGCATGAGCGGCGGTGCCGCCCGTTCTCGATCCCTTCGCCGCGGTGCCGGTGAAGGTGGCAAACACGTCCTTCGTCCCGGCGCTTAAGTTCACCAGCGCATTGGCGTTGGAACTGCTCACCACCGTATCGCGAGTCAAGCCGGTGGTGCCGTTAAACGTCCCATGCCCCACTTCCCACTCCGAGTTCTGCCCCACAATGCAGTACTGAACCACCGCCCCGCCGGCGCCAAAAGCGGTGGCGAAGGACTGGAACTGCGCGACTGCGCCGGCCAAGGTCAATGCGCCCGTGCCAGTGGTGGTCGAGGTCTCTTTGCATCTGTCGGCCGTGCGGGGCATCAGTCGAACATGATCTTCAAGGCCGAGGCGGCAAAGCTCGGGGTCACCAAGGCGCTCACAATCAACGGGCTGTGCTTGATCGAGACCCCCGCCCCAGTGCTGGAAGTGTTCACCGGGTTCCCATTCGCAGTGGTCGTGGAAAGCGTCACTAAAATGGTGCTCGCCACGGTGCCAACGAAATACACCGTCCCTTCGGTGGTGCCGGTGGGCAAAGTGCCCGAAGGGGTGTGGTAGAGGGAAATCCGATCATTCACGGAGTAGGTGGACCCTGGGATCGTCAGCACGCCAGGAGAGGCAAGCGAAGCGGTGAATTCCAGATATGGCCCGGCGACAGGGCCGATAGGGCCGGAGACCAGCAGGACTCCTGCCCCCGAGACCAGCGTCCCAATTCCCCAATGCGTAATGGTATCGCCGGTTACACCACACTGAGGGAAATTGATGATCGCGGCATTGACCACCTGAGTCGGATCAGTGCCTGAGATGGTCCAGCCCCCTGAGGTACGTGCTACGGACTGGCGGGCATAACTGGTATAGGCCGTCTCGCTTGTGGTCTGTGAGCCGCCCTCCCCAGGATCGGCGTTGTGCAGGCTCACGAATAAATTTGCAAGCGGGCTGGTGGCCGTATTGTCGGCAATGTTGGCCCAGTTCGTGGCGTTGAAGATCAACTTGGCGAGATTGCTTTCTGTGCCATCGGTAAAACTCGCCATGGTTATCTATGCTCCTTGAACTCTCATGCGCGCCGTCTAAAGCCCGCGTACGGATCTTCGACCTTCCGAGTGTCGTTGCTCATCTGATCCGCGATGATCGAAAGGTAACGGAAACCATCCGCCCCGTGGGACTCGTCATCGTGAATGGGGACCGAGGCTTGCCCTTCAGCATTGACCCGCCGGCGGTAGCGGCCCAATCGATTGAGCAACTCTGAACCGCACTCTTTGTCGATGTACACGCGAGGGAAGATTTCCCTGGCCTTGCGGATGCCCTGCTCGATCCCGATGTCATCGACAATCTCCACTCTCCAGCCCAGTTTCTCGAACTGCTCCAGCGCGCTCGATCCTGTGACGTGCTTGGCCTTCCCATCGTGCGGCAGATACAGCGTGCCGTAGTTGAGCTTCAGGTCAGCGAGCTCCTGGTGATAGCTGGGGATGTAGCGCATCCGATCCTCGATGTAGCGGATGACGCGAATCTCTGAGGCCAAGCGCTGCACCAGCAGCAATGACATGAAATCGTTGAACCCGAGGTCTACAACCACATGGACCCGCAGCATCGGATCGTAGGGCACGTTGCACAGCCGATTGCCGGCGCGTAACGCGCTGACTTCCTGGTAGTAAATTGCCCCTTCGACCGCCGGACGACACAAACCGCCGTAGATATGCGCGTAATCATCCGGCGCCTCGCGCTGCATCCGCTCGCGCGCAGCATCGAGCACCTTGGAGCGCCAGGGGTTGTCCTGCCAGTTCACGTTCACCACGACCGCATCAGGCGGCGGGTGGATCACAAAGCGCTGGTAGGTCTCGTCCGAGTCCATCTCGGGATTGAAGCTCCCCCACAATTCGCTATTGGGCTTTCTGATCGTAGGTTCCAGAATGTCCCAAGAGCGTTTACTGATCGAGTGCGCCTCCTCAAGCCACGCGATATCCAGGCCCTCGAAACTTCTGATCGAATCGCGCGTCAGGTTCGACAAGCCGCTGAACAGGAACTCAGTCCCATTGGGTGCCCTAATCTCAGCCTGCAACGGTTTGTAGAACCCGCCGAGTCCCAGGGCTTCGATCTGATCGGTCAGCAGTTTGTAGACCGAATCACGAATGGACTTCTGGACTTCGCGAAAACACCCGATGCGAAGCGGGGACTCAGCGCCCAATAGCAGCAGTGCGCGAGCGAAGCTCCAGCTCTTCGCGGCATCTCGACCGCCATAGGCGATCTTGTAGCGCGCGGGTTTGAACAGGAACCCGAGCTTCTCAGGGAATTGGTAGCGGATCGTCTGAAGGTCGGACAAGTTCCAAAACCCCTGAATGCCTGATCGGAGGATCGTCCTCATCCCCGCCGATCAAAGATTGAGCCGGCTTCCCATGCGCTCGATCCAGCAAAGCCTGGCAGGCTGACACCGCGACGCGCTCATCCGCTGAGTCAATCAAGGTCGCGAGCTTGGCAATCGCCTTTTCGCTCTGCGCTCTGGCCAAGTTCTTGACCAAGCGATTCTCGGGCGGCCGTCCGCTCGGGTTACCAGATTGTCCGGGTTGCCATGCCATTGATTGTCCGTGATAGCTGCGAGCAAGCGTCTGATCTTAAAGGCGCTGCACTGCACAATAGATCGCCCCGCTATCCCGACTGTGCTGCAATGATGCGTAGTGCTTTGGTCGGAGGGGGCGAAGATCGGCGGAAGTTCTGCACACTGAGGGCAGTTCCCGCATGTTGGAGCACTTTTACTATCTGTTCAGGTTAGATGCAAGCCTGATCGAAGCAGTTGCGCTTCAGAAGGTTCGTCGTTCGTGACACGATTCTCAAATTCCCCTCAACATGCAAGCCACTAACGAATCGCCCCTGAAGTGGGATGATGTGATCCACGTGATAACTGTTTTTGCCATGCTCCAAGTTCATTTGCCGACACTTTCGATAGATTTCCCGGATCAGCGTCCGGTCAGCCCACGCCACACAAGCCAAAAGCAATCTCGCCTGCCTTCGGCGCGCCGCACGGGCGGCGTAAAGCTGTCGGGAGGCCAACGCAACCCGCCGCTGTCTTCGCTCCTCCTGTGCGACTCGCTGCGTAGTGGCGTATTGCAGTCTCGTCCCCGAGTACACCTCGTTGGTATCCAGCATCAGCCATTCAAGAAATAGGGAGGGCTCCAGCTCAAAATCAGGTTCTGGCATCCGCATGCCCTGCACAAACTCCCAAGCACGGATATAACCTAAGAGTCTGTATTTCCTGAATTCTTTTTCGTTTTTCTCAATCCTGCCAGCCCTGATCTTCCGTGTACGATCAATGTCATATTGCTTCGCTTCCCATGCAGACTGCTGTCGCAAATGGTACTTCACAGCCTATAGGCCACGAACGATTCCCCCCTTTCGAGACGCCCTAAATACTCCGTCCGTCCCATCCCCAAAATATTGCGCTTATACCTGATGCTCCCATGCTGCGTATAGAACGAAATCAATACGCACCGCTCCAGTAGCGGGCTGATGCAGACCAGATGATCCACTTCGGCGATGTCCGGGGGCATCGTCACATTCTCGATGCTCCCGCGTCCAGGGGTTTGCCAGAGCGCCGATGAGGTAGGAGCCGAGGGCAAGCCACCCCGAGCCCAGCGCCCCCAGTGAGCCAAGCGCAACTTGACCCAATCGACCATCATCGCAGGCACCGTGCGGAATAGCTTATAGCCGCCAATATAATCCCAAGGATTATGAACACCCCGAGGTGTTGCAGAAATCTTTTCACGCCTCTGCTTTGCACGCTTCTTTGACCCAGCCGATCATCGCAGCGCCTGGCGGATGGTGTTGCAGTACTCGATGATCTGCTGTTCGCTCCGCCAGGTGAGCACCGGAGCGTTGCGGGCGGCGCAGTTGCAGAGGAAGGTTTTCTGATCGTCGGTGTAAGTGCCTCGGTTCGATTTAATCTCGACTACGTTCCAGGAAAAACCGTCCCACACGAGCCAGTCTACCGGCCTTCCGATTACTTCCACCGTCAATCCAAGCTTACGGGCAAGCGTCAGCATGGGGCTGGCGTTGGCATCGGAGCGATGGACGGCGCGACGGGTGGATCTCATGCGCGGGCTTCTTCCGACAGGTACCAAGTGGGCTCGGTAATAAATTGGCCGCTCGCGCCTGGATGAAACTGGCGGTGCGTGCGGTTATACCAACCCATGATCTTGGCGTGCGCCCCGTTGTAGTGACGCTGCTTTCGGATGGAAACCGTCATCCCAGTAACGCCAGCGTCTGGACCTAGCGCCACGCTATCGGTGTCACGGCCCACGAACAGCACATTGTCAGACAGCCCACCCAGCTCCCGCGCTCCGGCTACGTCATTCAGATCAAGCTCCTGCTGCGCGCTGATGAGCTTGCGCGGGTGCGCGACGAGGTGGATGTGGATGTCGCAGGCCCGAGCCGTGGCCGTGACGAGGTTAGCGAATTTGCGCTGCCCCTCATAGTCGTCGTTTGCCACATCCAGACACATCAGGCTATCGATGATCGCGTGTCTGGTGCCCTGCTCAGCCAGCTCACGGATGACGGCTAGCATTTCAGCGTGCTTGGCCGTGCCGATTATGCTCCACAGCCTGAACTGCTCGGCGTAGTTGTCTATGAACCATGCAAGGTCATCCTTGGTAGGCACCGCCTTTCCCACCGCGGCACCAGCTACCCGGATTATCGTGTCATGGGGCTCCTCCTCCAGCGAGGCCAGAAATAGGTTCTGCCCGCGCTTGAGTGTCTGACACACGAACTGCCGCAATAGGCTCGTCTTTCCGTTACCCGGGAACCCTGACCAGATGGTGAGGCCACCGGAATAGAGCCGCAGCGAGTCACCGTTCACATCAAACGGAGTGGTGCAGTAGTTGCTCTGCCGCCCAGTGTATCGAACCAATAGTTCTCCAGCGTCAAGGCTACCGATGTCCATGAGCACCTTGCGCGGCGGCTCAGCGTACTGCTTGGTCGCACCGCGCACGTACATGCGGTTCAGTCGCTCGACGTTCATCGGCCGGACGCGCATCGGGTTCTCAGCCGCTCCGGCTTTGATGGCCGCTGCGTTGATCCTTTCCTGCTCAGCGGCCAGTGCGTCGCGTGCGACTTTGAATGCGTCGGTCACCTGAACTCCATTGCCTCGATATTTTTCCCTACCTGCCCCTGTGGGCCAACAACAAACCTGCGCACGGCTTTCCCTTTCACGACCACCACCGGATTGGGCTCCCCGCTCGGCAATATTGCTGGCGCATCGGCTCGCTCGATGAGTGCCAGATCACTGCGCTTGCGGGCATAGTCCCGCCGGTCACGAGCCTTGCGCATCCAGCCGCGCCACGCCGCCGGCCAGTCTCGGCGTGGCGCTTGAAATTCGTGGTCACGAAACTTTGCGGTCTCGGCCTCCAGATCGAAATCTGCGGGCAGTTCTGCGGCGAGAGCGGCGAGCGCCGGATCCACGCGGAACGATTCGGGAACGCGATGGG